TGGCGGTTATAGTTTAATACGTCAGCTACAGATTAGACGTATGCTTCTACCGTACTATACCATATTATTAACATAGAATTAAAGGAGAGCACTCATGGCTCAAAGATTTAGACACGGAAGTCCACATTTTGTGGATGCAATTGTTGCTTACGGTTTAGCAGTAGCTAAAGGAGATATGTTGCAGTTAGCAGATGACGTATCTCCTGTAACGGCTACTCTTTGTGTGGATGCTGCAGATAACGATACGCTATACGCTATTGCAGATGAACCTCATGCTGCTTTATCAACAGACGACAGCAAGACGCATACGCTTCGCTGTATCGTTCCCGAACCTACCTGTACCTTCGAGTATCCTCTCGGAACAGCCTGTAACGTACAGCAAGGTACTGGTCTTGCTATTGCTAGTGAGAACACTTTAGATGTTGCCGCAACCGATCATGTAGCTGTGGCAGTTGAGACCAAAGCCAGCGCCTCTGGTATGACCGTTAAATGTGTATTCTTAACACCAGTGCTATGGGGTGGAGCTTCTAAGGCTGTATCCTATACTGCTGCAACTTGGTAAGTATTAAACGTCTCGTAGGAAGAGACTGATACTGCATGATTACGATTACTATTATTATTTACTCTTAGGAGATAGCAATGCAAATTCAAGGAACCGAAGTAGATCTTCGAGCCCTCGTTGCAAACAAAGAACAGGGTATCGATTTTCTCATAGACAATATCGTAGGAACTTTAATGGAGTCTGTTGATGACAAGCCTCCAATACTGACTCCTGAAGATTTCAACTTTACAGAGCTGCGTGAGGCAGTGGATGTAACAGCCTTTCCGATTGTTACAGGTCAGATCATTTCAAAAAAGATTCGTGCAGCCTACGAACTAGCCGCTATGGTTGGTGACCAGTTGGTTACACGTATGCCTTCCAAAAAGCTGTACGATCGAGTACCTCGACTGAATCTTACTGGTAACCTGAAGAAGGTGAATGCTGGTATGCCGTATGATCATAGTGCGGATATCGAAGAAGAGTGGACAGCCGTTGAAGGGTCCAAATATGGTGAGATTCTGGACGTTACAGAAGAAGCCGTATTGTTCGACCAAACCAATTCTATTCTGCAGGTTGCAGGACAGATGGGTGCCGATGCTGCTATGTATCGTGAGCAAATGATTATGAATACCATTCAGGATCTAACCGGCTATAAAGCATGGCGTCCAAGTGGTACTCAGGTTGATTTGTATCAGAACGCTACTACAGCTCCTCATACGTATGACAATCTAATCAATAACGTTTTGGCGGACCATACCGATATCAACGCAGCTGTGCTATTGTGGCCGACTATGCTCAACTCACGTGGCCGTCCAATTAGCATCGTGCCTAAGGTGCTGCTGGTTCCAGTAGCTCTAAAGATGATGGCTAAGACAATCATGACTTCGACTGTGCAGTTAGGTACCTATAACCAAACTCCAAATCCAGTTCAGAACGACTATATGATTATTTCCTCTCCATATTTGGATCTACAATCCGCTATCATATGGTACTTGGGCGACTTCAAGAAACAGTTCGTCTGGAAGGAAGTAATTCCGTTACAGGTATTGCGTCGTGGAAAAGATTCGGAAGAGGGCTGGTCGCGTGATATCTTGGCTTCGTACAAGATTCGCTTCTTTGGTGCCCCAGCCGCTATAGACTACATGTACGTTGTGAAATCCATTGGTACCACCTAATAGACGAGGTATGCTATGGCTACGAGTGCTGAGTTATTAACTCAAATTAACACTAAAATCGCAGCTCTTATTGCGACTCCACAAGTGGATTACGTAGATGGAGATGTCGAGGTAAAAGCTGGTCAGAAGATGGCACAGTTGTTACAGGCTCGTAAGTATCTGCTGCAGCATCCTGATGCTGACCTTACTTTTATGACGTTTGATGATAATATTAATAATTTTGGCGAAGATTTAACCGAGCGTCTTTAATGTTAAGTATTGGATATACTGCTTTATATGTTCCTGGTGGTACCTTTTATGGAGTTTCAGTTACACCTGAAACACCCGTACAGTCTACCCTAGTCACGAACATGAAAGCAGACTTCGCAGCTATTATAGGTGATTGGGATGAAGCTCTGATTGTAAGGCGTTTATCAGCCACCTACGATAGTTTAGGACGACTAGAGGCTTCTGCTGTTTGGCTGCCCATTACCACTGTAAATGGTGATTGGCAGCCAGTAGCAGGAACCACTATCCTAGAAGAACAAGGCTTAGCTGTTAAGAGTGATGCTAAAGTACTAATAGCCTGTAATACCAATGTTCGAGAAGGCGATAGAATATATCGTGCTGATGGGACTTTTGAATATGTAAACTACGTAAAAAAGTATGCTGGACATTATACAGTATTCGTAACTAGGACAAATAACACGTAACATGGCAATGCGTATAAAGAAAACTAAAGGTGCTAAAGAGGTCTCAGCTAAGCTGGCTACAGTGTCGGCTAGGTTAGTACCTAAGTTGAGGATAGCCATACACAATACATGTTTAGCTATACAAAAACATGCACAAGACAATCATGGTAAAGATGCTCACGAAGCCAAGCGTTATAGCAACCAAAGTGGTGAGCTAAGTCGCTCTATTGTGACATCTCTTGTACACAGCTCTACTGCTCGAAGTATTCGAGGAGAGGTAAGAGCGACTAAGGAGTATGCGGCTGCTATTGAATTTGGGACAGCTCGTAACAGACCGTATCCTTTTATGTTTCCAGCCTTGTTGGTTGGAAGGCAGGTATTTAAACAAGAAGCAAGTAAGCTAAAGGTAACTATCAAATAGGAGCATAGTATGTTTATTAAATGGACAGGAAAGACAGATCGTAATAACGCTTTTGGACAGTTCAAGGCTGGTGTGGTATATGAGGTACCCGATCGTATCGGTAAAGAGCTTATGATAGTGCCTCTTTTCGTAGAAACCGATGACAAGGGTACAGCTTCAGTAGAAGATTTAGCCCAGGGAGATACCTACCTAGCAGGGCTGCTAATTCGTATAGATGAGCTCGAGCTTCAAGTAGCCGAACTCTCAGCAGTAGTAGCAGCAGCAACACCTGTAGGCATAAACGAAGCCGATATGGCCGCTCAAGTAGATCATTTACAAACAGCAGGAGTGGAAGATGTTACTGACGGAGCAGCTTTATAAAACACTCCAAGATGATGCTAAGCTGACTACGGCAGGATGCTTAGGTCACGTGGATTTATTGGATAAACCAGCTGAAGCACCTTATGGTGTGTTCGCATTTGGTCCACCTAAGAAACCAGATTTCCCGATGCTAACCTGGTACGACGCGGGAGAAGTTGAAAAGATGCCCAGAAGCTTCTATATTATGATCACCGCCTGGGGCGCCAATTATGGTGTTATTTTAGAGCGAGTGTATCAGTTGTTGCATGAAAAGACGCAGCTGTTCGTAGATATTACAGATTATCACGTAGTACGATGTGAATGGAATTGGGGTGGTACAGTGGTAGAGGATCCAGACTATCGCATTTATACGCAAGCGAATCGTTATTGGATCGAAGGAGTTAAATTATAGTGCATATAGTATGGGTATTAGATAAGGTAGATGTACACTGGGCATGGGAAAATTGGGTAGATAAGATGTGCATTAACCTACCTAAGCACTATACTCATACTGTTACCTTCTTTTTAGAACTAATGCTTTTAACGAAACGAAATACATTGTTGGAGCAACGGTTATTACAAGCAGATATCATATACGTATTTTATCCTATAGTAGCTGATTATTTAGTAGCTTCTTTTGCTATAGATCCTAAACGTATTGTGTTGCGTTTGAGTGGAGTTCGAGGTATGCTAATGGAGAGGGAAGCAGTATGCTGAGGATATTATCTATACAGAATTTTCATCGTTGGTCTTGGGCTTGTATAGTTAATCAATTGCGAAAGCTATGGCGTACTCGGTATACTATTAACCATATTATTCGTGAACGCAGAGAAGCCATTAGTGAAGCAGAGAAGGACGTAGATATTATTTTAGTACAGAATGTAGATTCAATAAAGCTTGTAGCCGCTGATATGCGACCTAAAGCTGTGGTTCGTATTGGAGGTATTGGAATGGATAACGATAAACTATTGGAGAACTGTCATAAGTATGATACGCTACTAGCTTCAGTAGGTGCTGTGGTTGGAACTAGTGCTGCCTTAACTAAAGTAGGTGCACGAAACAATCCTAATTCACATACAATACCTAATGGAACAGATTTGACTATGTTTGCTCCAGATGCAACTCGTTGGGAGAAGCGGAAAAAAAGAGATAAATTCGTAGTAGGTTTTGCAGGTAACATTGCTATTAGTAGGTATATGTTGTACAAAGGCTATCCTCAAATTGTAGCAGCATGTAACGAATTAGTCTTAGATGTGGACTTGAAACTAGCCTTGTACGGACCTTCCCAACTTCCACATGAATGTATGGTAAAAGATTTTTACTCGCAAATAGATTGTCTAGTTAACGCCAGTCAAGGTGAAGGATGTTCCAACACTATTATGGAAGCTCTAGCTTGTGGTGTTCCCGTACTGCTGACTAAAGTAGGTTATCATGGAGAGTGTTTGCTGAATACTTATAGTTGTTTATTTATCGAACAAACTATGGAGAGTATCGTAGCCCAAATTAATTACCTCAGAAACAGTATATGCTTGCAAAAACGACTATCTCGAAATGGACGAGCTTTTGCAGAGCTTAATCATGATATAACGGATATAGCAGCGAACTACGCGGATATATTTCAGCGAGTATATGAAGCGAATAAAACTAAGGAGCAACTGTGATGAAGACTTTTGGAGAGAGCTACTCTCATACCTGTCCTATCTGTGGCTTTATAGGGGATATACCTACGGTATGGAAGATACCTTTTTCACCTATCAAGAAAGGTCATGTACAGGGTGTAGCTTTGCGACAAGCTCCATTGCTTAATAGCACTATAGTGTATAACTATGGTCAATGCCCTCAGTGCAATACTGTATTCTTGAATCCAGTCACTAAAGCCTACTGGGATAACCGTACAGTAAGTCACCATGCAGAAAAAGCAGAGAAGCGAAGTGATTGGCACAACTATGAGCGACGTGTGCGATTCTTACTCAATGTACCAATCACAGAGTATAACACTGTTATCGACATTGCAGCGGGAGGTAGTCAGTGCCTCACTATTATGAAAGAAATGGATCTTCCTTGGAAACGTCTTATTGCTACTGATATACAAGAACCTTCAGTAGAGTATGCCAAAAAACTTGGTTATGAAGCTTATCGACATGATATCTGCCAAGATAAGTTGATATGCGAAAACGAAGCTAACTATGTTATTTTTGCAGAAGCTTTTGAGCATGTGCAGAGTCCTCTGATAGCTCTCCAGAATATCTCAAAGATGCTGGCTCCTGATGGTTATGTATTCTTCACAGCTACAGCAACAGAAGGTAATCTTCCCATTAGACCGGGAGAAAATATTATGACCAATGAGAAAGCTTTAGTAATGCTTTTAAGTAAATGTAATCTTCATATAGTTCGACAACATTTTGGAGCTGATCGATGGCTAATAGTAGCCCAAAAATAACTTATCTACGCCGAAATAGCAATAGATTTATGCATAAGTATCTATTAGCAGCTGTGTTTGATAATGTGCTCAATCTAGGTTGTGGTTCGGATAACGATAAGCAAGGTCAGCATTATGCTGATTATTTTCAATGGAACCATATGAGCTGCTTTGATAGCTTACCTCTATATGGTATAACAGATGTGGGTTCTGCTGAATCGTTACCTTATGAGGATAACAGTTTTGATTTTGTATTTTGCAATTGGTTATTATATAAAGAGCAACCAATATCTCAATTGGTATTGGCTGAGATTAAACGAGTATTAGTACCAAGAGGAAGAGTGCTTCTCAGTTATTGGAGGCCAACAATACCTACTTTTGGAGCCTTAAAAGAATTAGTGACTACATACATACAACCTACTGCTGTATACACACAAGCTTGTATGCCAGAACGCGATCAACGGAAAGGTATAGCTCAAGTAGTTTATGGACATATTATTTGAAAAACCTGTACTCTTAGTGGTAGCTCATTGGGAAGACGAAGTCTTTCATGCGGGTGGAGCCTTACTAACTCAAGGGCAAGATTGGGATATCGTATGTGCTACTATATGCCAATACCGACGATTTACTGAAGCTATTTTTCAACAGATAGGAAAAGAAGTAGGAGCTACAACTCGTACACTAGATATACTACAGCGATCCCAAGAACCTATCGCTCTGGATAGAAAAACTGTAATCAAGTATGTTAAAGAGGTTCCTTGTGTCTCATTGAGTCCTGTTTTGGTACAGGCTAAACTCAAGCAAGCTGGTATTCGATTAGCAGACTATCGAACTATTATCACTCACGGCACTGATGGAGATATCAATGGGCATGCGCAACATATACAGTTAGCTTATACTATGAAAGAATTGGTAAATCCTTCTCAAAAGCTATATCATTTTTCATGGAACAAAACTACTCTACAATACGTTACCCTCACAAGTGAGCAATATGCTCGCAAGATGCGGTATATTAACCGATATAAAACGAACGAACGCAGACCTATTCCTCACTGCGAATATTACACACAAGGAGTTTATGATGGCTAAGTTAACCGAGAAAGTAACCTTAGGAAATGGTGATCTCTACTTAAACGCAGTAGAGGTAGGTCATTTGAAAGGAACCGTAGAGTTCATTTACGCAGTAGAACGAGTGGAGTTCAAACCTGCTAATACGTTAGGTACAGTGAAGATGTTCAAGATTAGCGAGACCGCTACTCTGAAAGCAACCCTTGCTGAACTGAGATTAGCTAATGTTAAATTGGCATTAGGTGTAGACACTACAATTGGTAGCAGTGTTTCCTTCCCAGAATATGATCCCAGTTCTTATGTAGCTCCTGCTAGTTTTAGCGCCGATGTGCTAACTATCGGTGGGGATAAGACTGTGGTTGAAGTTCCCTTACGTTTCGAGCATACTCGTCCTGACACAGGTATGAAATTTATTATTATATTGTACAATGCGGTAACCGATAGTGATCTAACGTTACCGTTTAACGAGGATACCATCAATTTGAGTGATGTGACCTTCCGAGGACTCAGTGATGCTACTCGTACCGAAGGTGATCAAATTGGTGTTCTCATTGAGCAAGTAGCAGGTTCGACTAGTTAAGGAGCAAATGGTGCCGGATACAGATGAAAAAAAGATAGTTCCTATGGAAGCAACAGAGATAGGCCAAGAGCGAGTAGAGCTTATGCCAGGCTTATCTATCGAAGCTCGTTTAACCGTACAATCTACGTTAGCTATGGAAGAAGAATTTGATGCTTCTATGGCTGATGTAGATTGGTCTCGACTTAAGAATTCAGTAGTAGTGCTATACTATTTGGCGAAGCAATGCAATGAAGCTCTGTCTCGAGAAGTTTTTAACCAAAAGATAGGTGGGGTAGAAACAGCTGTGGTAAAAGAAGCAGTAATGAGTGCCCTAAGGTTACGCTTAAAAAACTCCCCCGAGCCCATTCTACAACAGCTGCTGGACAAGGCAGCCAGTGTCGGATAGATTGGGCTCGTGCATTTTTTGAGTTATCCCATGAATTTGGATGGACTCCAGAAGTAATCTTAAAACTGACTATTCAACAGTTTACACATTACTTTGAAGAAACGACACAGCATAGAAAGAAAGTGCCTCATGCAGAAATCTTGCTTCAAAACTTGCAAGTAATTCTGTTGAAAGCACTTGGCGTTGAAAGCGATGCTCCTGATGCTACTGCGAAGACGATTTCAAAGCAAATGGAACAGACTAGCTTTCCAGCAGCTAAAGTAAAGATTACAGACGAAGAAGTACGTGCTTGGGAAAAAGAAGGTTATCCACCTTTAGGTAAATGGTTACCTCAATATAGGAAACAATAGTATGGCAGATTTTACATCTAGTGCGGTAGCGGCTGGTGGTGTGAACTTAGGTGATCTAATCACTTACGTAACTGCTGATACCTCTGGATTGATTATCAACTTAAATAAAGCTGATAAGAGAGTCCTATCCTATACTAAACGGGTAGATACATACCTAAAGAAGCATATGGCTAGTTGGAAAGCTGCTACACGTCAAATGGCTATAGGTGGTGCTGCTGTTGTTGGTGGTATAGGGTTGTTGATGCGAGAGTATCTCAAGTTAGATGAGGCTATGCGTGTATCGACAGCTGTATCTACTTTAACTGGTGTTCAGTATGAACGTATGACTGATATGGCAGTCGAAGCTTCTAAACGTTGGGGAATGTCTGCCACACAATTGGCGGGTGCTTTCTATCACTTAGGATCGGCTGGCTTGAGTGCTACAGAGCAGATTCAAGCATTCAATCCAGCTATTGTTATGGCCACTGCTGGTGTCATGGACGCAGGTCATGCCACTCGTATGCTTATTAATACTATGCGAGGCTTTCAAGTACCCTTTAAGGATGTAGCAAAAGTATCCGACATTCTCACCAAATCTACTATCACTGCTTTACATACTATGGAACAGGTAGGGGAGGCCTTTCATTACGTCGCTGGTCAGGCGCATCAAGCGAACAATACCATTGCTGAAACAGCTGCTATACTAGGTTTTATGGCTGATATGGGTATCAGTGGTTCTTTGGCTGGTACCGTACTGCGTAGAGCTTTGATTAACCTAATGGCTCCTACAAGCGCTATTCGAGATGAGCTTGCTAAGTGGAATGTAGAAGTATACGATGCTAATGGCAATATGAAACCTATGATCGTATTGATTGGAGAGTTAAACGATGCTCTTCGTGGAGCTTCTCCTAAACTGCAAAACATGGCTTATAGAGTCATATTCGGCGCTAGAGCCATATCAGGTATGACTGGTGTACTATCTCGAGGTTCCGTAGAACTAGCTGCTTATGCTGAAACCCTTAAGAATCCAGTAGGAACTGGTGTAGAAACAGCTGAGAAGCAGATGCTAGCTTTATCGAAACAGATAGGACGTCTTAGAACTTATTGGCAGTCGCTAGCTCGAACACTCGCTTCTACGGTAGTGCCGCAGCTAGCAGCATTAGTGCAAGGCTTAATACCAGTAGTACAGTATTGGGATGATTTGGCTAATGCTAATAGAGGTCTGGTAGGTGTGGTGATAAAACTTACTACTGTAATAGGTGGTTTGGTATTAGTATTAGGTGTAGGTGGTCGAGGGCTTATCTGGGTAGTATCTGGTTCTATTATAGCTTTACAGGGTATGTATACAGCAGTAGGTCTTCTTACCAAAGGTTTAATAGCGCTAAACATCGCTACTGTTGCTATGGCTGCTACTATCACTACTGCTCTTACTGTTGGATTAATAGCTGCAGCTGCTGCTATAATTTATTTTAATATACAAGCAGCTAAGATGGAAGAGCATCTTCGAAAAATACGAAAATGGTCAGATAGTTTTATGGATGCTTCGACTAGGGTAATACATGCCCAAAACGAGTTGCAGAAATATAGAAAGGCCACTGCTGCTGACGCTTTTGCTACAGCAGATGACTTGGAACATCTAGTCCGTTATTCCGAGGACTTGCTAGCTCTTAAAAAAGATCAGTTGCAAGCTGAACAGGAATTATTAGCTTTAATGGAAGCTAGAAAACGTCGAGGAGATTATGGAAAAAGCCCTGAAGATTCCACTATGCTTACTGATGCAAGGATGGACGTACGAAGGACTAGAGTAAGAGAGATGGAAGAAGCTGTTACACGAGAAGAAGCAGCTCTAGCTAAGCTACATGCGCAACACGAAAAAGCAGCTAAAGGTATTAAGGATGCTTGGCTGAGAAATCCTTTACGAAAGTATTTTATAAGTCTGCAAACTGATTTTAAGGATACTGAGGCAGTTCTGGAATATACAGCAGATCAGTGGAAAACTTCCTTAGAAGGAACAGAGAGTGCTTTTTCAGAGGCCATGCATGGTATGGCTATGGGAACAGAGACCTTTACAGGAGCTATCAAAGGTATGGCCGTAAGTGTACTAGAGACTTGGTCTAAGATGATAACTGATATGATAGCGCATTGGGTAATGTTCCGAGCTGTACAAGGTGTGGGTAGTATGCTAGGTCTGGCCATGGTGGCTCCTAGTGTACCAGCTTTAGGTGCTGCATCAATAGCTACAGCTTCTCAACCAGAAACGAGTAAAGCAGCAGGTGGTATTATAACAAGACCTACTCAAACGTTATTAGGTGAGGGTAATAAAGCAGAAGCGGTAATTCCTTTAGATAAGTTGCAAGGTATGCAATCTGGAATCACGATTAATATCGTTAATCCTTGGGATGGAGCATCGGTCATGAGAGCTGTGGAATCCAGAGCAATCACTGCTGTACTTCGTAGTCACAATGTCAATGGTCCAATTCGTAAAATGATAAGGGGAACCTAATGACAGTTTTATGGAGTGATTCTATATCAGAGATTCCCGAGATAGTAACGACTGCTGCAGTAGAGTTCAATACTCTAGTGACTACATTCGAGAATAAAGCTAAGCAGTATGCCTCTAAATCAGATACTCCTATACAGTCTTGGGTACTGAAATGGGGAACTATATCAGAAGCTAATCTCAATGCTATATATCAATTCTATATAGCTCGACTAGGTAAGTACGAAGCTTTTTATTGGGATCATCCATACGAAGTAACTACCTTAACTCAAGCAGCTAGTACTGATACGGTTCTTCATGTGGCTCAGGTAATGCGAGTATTGGTAGGGGATACTTTGCGTATAGGAGGAAGCAGTTATACAGTTGCTGCTGTGAGTGTCTCCGCTAAGACGATTACAATAACGGGGGCAATAACAGCAGCTCTTGGTGATAGTGTACAGCTTCGATACACAGTTCGATTTGCTGCTGATTTAACCTATGATACTATGAAAGCTTGGCTGTATACTCTAGGACTTCCTTTTGAAAGGAATATTGCCTAATGAAAAATTTAGACGCAGCTTATCTAGCTAAACTCGAAGCTCAAGAGCATAAACCTCGAGTGCTCTACGAGCTTTATTTAGACGCGGGAACGCTGTATCTAGCAGATACTCTTGTAGATATAACATTTCCCACCGCCGGGCAAGTTTACACGGCTTTAGGTGCACAGTATGAAGATGTAGAACTAAGCAGTGGAGATATGGTAGATACTGTTCAGATTTCGATGGATAATGTAAACTCTGTTTTAGGTCTTTGGGCTAAATACGAATCTTTTCGAGGAAAGGTCGTAATTATTAAACGAGTATTTGCTGATCTTCTTGGTAGCAGTGATTATGCAGAAATCACCTTTTCAGGTATAATGCAGGAACCTGTAGTGGATCAGTATGCCGTAGTAGTTGAAGCTGTATCAGGTCAGATTTTAAGGCGAGCTGCTCCTCAAGATCACTATAGTCGACAATGTCGTTGGACATTAGGTGGCGCTAAATGTGGTAAAGACGTAGCCAGCTATGCAGTAACTGAATCTAATGCTCCGGATAGTGGTAGTACTACCACACTAGTGGATTCTGATTTGGATGATACCATTGAGAACCTATATACAGAGGGTACTTTGATTTGTGGTTTTGAATCTGGAGATTATGCTTGGAGTGAGAAACGTCGTATTTCAGCTTATGATAATGTTACTAAAACTATTACAGTAGCTATTCCTTTTTCACTAGCTACTACTTCTGCTGTTAGTTGGCAAGTGACAGCAGGTTGCGATAAGACTTGGGATACATGCTATAATCGGTATAATAATCTAATTAATTTTGGAGGTTTTATACATGTTCGATAGTACCGCTATAATAGAAAAGTGGTTAGGTGTACGCAATATCAAGCATGGACGATCGATTCAAGGAGTCGATTGTGTAGGACTTGTGTATGGAATTTATGAGGATCAAGCTATCAGTTTACCAGGAAAACAGTTAAACAAGCATACAGCCTTACCCGCTCTGATTAAGCTGTTGCATCAAGAGTTTATAGTCGTACACTCTGATTATGAGCCAGGCGATATCGTACTATTTCAGCTACCTGAGATTATACATTGTGGAGTATGGCTAGCTAAGGATATGTTTATACATGTTTTCGGCAATCGAGGTGCTCAGCTTACACCTTTTCTGCAATGGCGCTCTAAGTTTATCAATGCATATCGCTTAAGGAGGTTGATACCATGCCAACCGCTATAGCAGCTGCATCCGCTTTTGTTGCTACCTCTGCTGCCACAGCTATGGGATCCGCAGCTGCTTTAGGTACAGCTTGGGGAACTATATCCACTGTGATAGGTGGTATGACATATTGGGCTACGACTGCAGCTTTATATGGAGGTATTATGTATGGAACCAATGCTGCAGCCACAGCTTTATCATCTCCTAGTACCTCCAAAGGTATTTCTCCTAATTTTGGTACTGATCGAATTAATAACACTGAGTCTACTCTATACGTAATCCCTATCGGTTATGGTCGTTTTCAAATGGGTGGTAATGTTATACGACGTCACGTCTTTGGAGAGGGAGATCGACGTTTACATATGGTTATTGGTTTATGCCAAGGTGAGATTGAAAGTATTGCAGATCCTAAATTGAATGATAGAGCTTGGGATGAAATGACTGTAGGTGTTGGTTTCGATTCTATCTCTAAAAAATATGGCACTTTCACTCAAACACCAGCTTGGCAGTTATTGGAAGGTGCTGTATCAGGTACATGGTCTGGTACAACGTTTACCATGTCTACTTTTACCATTACAGGTGTAGCAAATCTAGGTGGTGGATTGCTTCGAGTAACCACAAGTGCTCCTCACTTCTTTGAAGAAGAGGACAAGGCAACCATAGCTGGTACTACAAACTATAATGGAGCAAAGGTAGTACAGAATGTAGATGCTTCTACTACATTTGATATTAAAGCTACTTGGGTAAGCTCTCAAACAGGTACAGTACGTTCACAGCGATTATTTCGTCTTATAGATGTGGATAACCATTTCATTACTGATGTAGGTTCGTTCAAGATAGCTTCCCGAACAAATTTGACTACTATAGTTTGCGAATATGCTGGATCAGGAACACGTGGTGCGGTTGATATCAATAAAGCTTATGCTGCTACTCATGGAACTTGGACTAGTAACGTATTTACCCGAACCAGAGGTAAACTATTTAAAGCTAAGTATATTGGATGCTTCTTGGAGAATAGTAGTGGTGAATGGGAGATAACGGATATCGATGAGGAAGCGGGAACAGCCACTTGCTCAGGTACTGGGCATGCAGGAACCAGTGTACGTATAGAAGAGCGAGGCTTCTCTCAAGCTTATCGTGGTTTAGCCTATGTAATGGTACAGCTAGCTGCTAACGCTAAGTTGGGAGCTAGTCCGGTAATCACTACTGTTGTAGAGGGTAAGAAATGCGTACCTCTAGCTGGTGGAGCCATAGCTTATACTCGTAATCCAGCTGTTATCATCTATGATTTTCTCACTACTGTAGTTGGTGTAGCTGCAGGAGATATCGACACCGCTAGTTTCCAAACAGTAGAGACGTATTGTGATGAGGAAATAGTGGCTGGAGATCCTCGTTATACCTTAGATTTCTTGATTGATAGTGAGCAATCAATGGTAGATCTATTACGGACTATGCTATGTAGTTGTAATGGAGCTTTAATTCATTCTGAAGGTCAAGTTAAGCTTTTAACAGAACAGACGGTAGCAGCTACCGCTTATGCTTTTGACATGAGTAATATAGTTGAAAACAGCTTCAGCTTTTGGCGAGCATCTGATAGAATAAATCGAGTACAAGTCACTTTTGCAGATGAGGATTATAATTACCGCTATGAAACAGTTATAGCTTCTAATGATGATGATATCGATCTTTATGGAGTTGTACCTCAAGAGGTATCAGCTCCATATGTTACACGAAAAACACAAGCTTCTCGTCTGACTAGGTTTATGCTAGATAAGTCTATGACTCGAGAGTTCTACTGTAGATTTTCAGGAGGTCCAGCCTCCAGTGCCTTAGAGCCTTGGGATAAGATTACTGTAACGCATCCTGTAGCAGATTGGTCGGCTAAGAAGGTTAGGATTATTGACATTACAAGGCATGCCGATGGGACTAATACCTTCCTATGCGAAGAGTATGATAACTCTGTCTATCACGATGCTGCTGTAGAGACTCAAGAGGATCATTGGGAACCAGAACCTCCACCAGATAGCGAGATGGAGCATGTTGAGAATCTAGTACTAACTCAAGTAGGTACTATAGACGAAAACGGAACTTTAGTACACTATATAGCGGTTAACTTTGATCCTCTAGATGAGCTTATATATTGGGCTCACGCTGATATATATATTAGCACCGATGCAGGAGTTACCTACGTATTACATGGTCAGACTTCTACAGGAGTAGACTATCGTATACAGAATGTACAAATAGGTGATACTTATTACGTTAAAGTAGTTAGCGTTAACTGGAAAGGAGCTGCTTATGACCCAGATAACGCAACCTCGGATAATATTGTAGTATCAGCTCAGGTGGACAATCGTTCTGTTAGAGTGTTCTGGCAAACCGGTATTCCTGGACCAACTGATGTATATACAGGAGATCGTTGGTTTGACACTGATGATAGCAATAAAGAGTATGTAGCAGAATCGGATGGTTCAGATGAGATCAAAGCTGGTGAATGGGTATTAGCAGTTGTTGATGGCGTTAATGGTGATCCAGGAGATCCAGGTGACCCGGGTGACCCAGGGGATCCTGGTGATGATGGAGCTAATGGCCAAGCGGTGGCTCATAACATTACTTTTACTGCTGATGGTGTAGCTCCTACTACAACTGTTAATTGGACTACAGGCACTCTATACTTCGCTAATGGGACTTCTACAGCTATTACTAGCACTGGTACTACAGGAGTAATGAGTGCACTCACTTATATCTATCATATAGCTGGAGAGGCTATTCTTCGAGTTACAACTGTTGCAGCTACCGCTATGGGAGCTACTAACGTAAACAGTTTACTAGGAGTGGCTATCAACCATGCTGATAGTGTCATCTTCCAAATATTAGGTGGCTCAGCTTTAAATACTGTGGTACATGCAGATAAT